ACTCTTTATTAGCTAGTCCTTTTTCTAAGCGTTTTATTTCTGCTTTTGTTAGAGGCCTAAGAGGATAAGGAGGGTTTTTAGCTTCGCCTTCCATCTTGGCAGCATAGTGGCTACCCAAAGCATACAAAGCTGCTTTAAGCTGGTTTTCCCAACTTTCCATATTAGACACTACTTTGTCGGCGCCAGCCACTAGATCACCTCCTCGAGATCAACCTGAAAGCCTATTAATTGACCTGCTGTAGAAGTTTCTGTAATACCCCTAACCCTGAATTTTCTAGAGTTAACGCTGAAGGTATCTCCTTTTTGAATATCTGTCTCATGTGTGGCCACCATGCCCCACCTTTGGACTTGTATCTGTCCGCCTTCTTTAGCTGTCTGCTTGTGGTCTAAGGAACTTATAAAGATGCGTACAGTTTGGGAAGGCAAAATGTTAGGTACCTTAATACTTCCGCCTGCACCATCTTCTTTTTCCATAACACCACGTTGTATCACTATTGTGGTAGGATTTCTAGCTATGTTACGCGCTAAAGACTTTCTAGCTAGGTTAACATTCATCTAGAGTACCTCCGGCATCTTTACAGTAAAGGCTAGTGAGCTCGTACTGTTCTGGGCACTACCTAGCGCTTCGTATTTAGCTGCCATTTTTAGAGCATAGTCTAAGTTGTCCTTTAGACTAACAAACACTTCTGTTTCTTGGCCGAAAGAGTACCTCTCTACTCCTTCCATTTCAGCTTGGAATAGGCCAGCCTTAATGGTCCAACCTAGTGATGCAGATGCATAGATGTTGTCATTCTCTAGGATTAAGTCGTTTAGTTCATCGTCAGTAAATCTTGTATCAGCATCTGTTTTGCCTTCCGGAATAACCTCACTTAGAAGCTTTCTTAGTTTTGTTATCAGTTCCGGTGTCGGATTCATTTTCATCACCTTCACCTTCAGGTACAGCTACTGATTGTTCAGAAGATGGAGGCTTGGAGCTTTTTGGAGTTTGGTCTTCTGAACCTGTAGGCTTTCCTTGTTCTTTCTTAGGATTTTTCGCTTCTTCTGGCTTGTAATACTGACAAGATGTCTCCTGCTCCACTCCTTCATCGGTAAAGCGTTTTGAGATTTGCTCAGGATGACATCTGACTGCAGGTAGCCCAGAAAGGGAAGCGCCTAGCTTCCAGGGAAACCAGGCGCAATCTTTACATTTGCCCATTAATTAATTACACCTCACTTAGTAGGTAGGGTTAATTCTTCAACAGCGTTTGCAGGGCTGGCAATGACACCGCGTCTTGCTCTGCCAACAATGTCTTGCTCGATTAAACGCTTAAGATCTCCGGCTTGAGCGTCAATAAGCAAGTCATGTTTAATTAGCTCTCTAAAGTATTTACCTGGTTCAACTAGATAGGCTTTGTCTACTGGTACACCAGGATACTCAACAACCTTCTCGCCGACCATACCAGTCCAGCCATCATACAGGATTATGGTATCAATGCCAGAGATAGCAGGGTACTCGGTACCTTTGATTACCATCCTGGACATTGCTTCTTCAAGATCCCATTTCATTGCTGAATTAGCTACTAAGATTCTTGCTCGTCTAGGAGATCTAGTAACCGTGTTCTTATCAGCAGCTGCATGTTTGAGACCGTTTTTGATGGTCTCTCTGAGTTTTTCCATATAAGTTTCTTTAGTTGTATCAGCTGGTGTCAAGTTCTTAGCTTGATATTTATACTGGATAATTGGGTTTAAATGAATATGGTTTAGCAAGGAGTTATAAGCTTCACCAAATGCTCTATTGTACTCGGTGAACTCCCATGTTTTGTCATATTCCTTCATATCTTCAGTGATAGAGAAACCAGCGGCGTAAGTGATAATAGGAACAGTGTCTTTTTGACCAATTCTCCTAGTACCAAAGACAACGCCTTCAAGCTCCATTTTTTCCATAAACACAATCTCGGCTCTGGTAAATGGAGTTGTGTCTACATACTCGGAGAAGTTCCTATCCTCTATTTTCCTATAAATAGGTGTGTAAAGGAGAGGTACTTCTTCGCGTCCTAATTGGAGATCGACAACAGACTTTTGTATGATGTCGTACAAACCAGCTGGAGTAGTTAACATTTCACCAATTGGCTTATTGAAATTGTAAACTTCCATTTCACCGTTAACTACTTTAGCGACTACATTGCGGGGTTCTCCATTAAAAAGGACAGGGATTTGAATTTCCCTGTCCTTAGGTCTTTGAGATTTTAATGAATCGATACTTATAATTTTAGGCATATGTTATACGCACCTCCTGTTATTGATTTATTGATCTAAAAGCTTAAACCAAATGACGTTATTAGCATCTTTGGCCAAGGTAACACGACCAATTTTACGGTTGTCTGTACCAGCTGACTCTGTAATCTTTTTGTTAACAGCGTCCCAGTACAGTTCGGCCCCAACGCCCATAGTATCAGTAGTTACAATCTGACTGGTCTCATAAAAAACGCCTGTGTCTATGCTTAAGACAACAGGCTTGCTTTCGGCAACTTTGGTTTCAACAGATTGAATAGCCATACCAAACCAACCACTAACTAGCGCAAAGTCGCCCTGGTTAATTGTGGTGTTCTCAGGGGCCATAACCTTAACACTTTTTCCTTCTTTTGCAATTCTACCCATTAATTATCACCTCCATTAATTGATTAAACAGGTATCCTCGAAGTTGTGAGGGAAGAGGAGCTAGAATTGTTCTTACCGCCTGTTCCAGCCATAGGTGGCTTGTCCAGATACAGTTTGCTAAGTGTTTCTTTCCAAACATTATCAGCTAACAGCTGATCTAGCTCTCCAGTAATCTGTTCTTTGGTGGCTCCCATTTCAACATGAATCATTTTCTTGGCCAAAGCTTGGGCCATCTCACCGGTTACCTTTTCTTTGATAACTGCATCAATAGTTGCTTCGTGCTTAGTAACCTTTTCTGCATCTAAAGCTTCTTTAGCAGCTTTAGCAACTTGCAGAACCTCACTCATCTCACCTGTAACGCCTAAAGCTTGCTTAACCTGTTCTAGGTCGCCCAAAGTGTCTTTGTGCTCTTTTACAAGCTCAGGAGCTACGTGCTCAGCTTTGATTCCCATCTCACCTACAACTTGACCAACAGTAACCTCACCATTTTTGAGCAGATTATTAATCTCTGCTACCTTTTCTTTCCAACCCATAGGTTGATCAGCACCTCCTGTGTCCATTTCTCCTGTTTTTTTATCAACAGGTATATATATTCTTTGCTCCATAACCTCTACAGGGTCACCTAAGATAACAGCATCTTCTAACAACGAGTAAGGGACACTGTATATTTTTGTTGATCGGATGTTGTTTTTTGATGTTTCTACTTCCGCGATAACATGATCAGCAAATGTTCTTCTTATATAGGCATAGGTACTATCACTTGGGAATTTCTCTAGCAAAGAATGTCTTACAGCATCTCTTGTTTCTTCAAAACTACCATCCATCTCGCCGTCTAGATCGTCTTCAGCGAAGGTAGAATCCATTTCTCCAACAGCAACTATCTTTGTCGGCATCCCTGACCGGTCTAGTGGAGTCCAGTCAATAGACATTGGTTTGTAACCCACTACCTCGGTCTTGCTCCCAACCTTCTTAAGTTGAGGGATTCCATAGATGCTAACTTGCTTAATGCGCTTAGCCTTTACCCAGCGCTTAAGGTCCTCAGCTGCAGGGTCAATTACGCCTCTAAAGAAAGCACTTTCACCCTCCATTTTAGCGCCTACCCAGTGTGTAACAGGAGTAGGAAACTCATTAGCAACCTTCTCTGGATCTTGATGTCCCAAGAAACCGTTAAGCGTGTTAGTGTTAACATGGTTAACGATGTCTTGTAGTGCTTCTTTTTTGTAGTTCCAACCTCTTGTTGATTCACCAGCTGGTACCTCTGCAACAACCTCAACAGGACTAGTATCGCCTGCTTTAATAGCAGTCAGATCAACGCCTGGAGCTACAGGGATGTTACTAGGGCTCATTTCTCCGTTGATTAATGCTTTCAGCATAGTGATATTTGGCATTATCTCACCTCCTTTTAATAGTTATTTTAATCTCCTCTGCCACTCCTCAATTAGCTTTACAATCTCTTCCTGTGTCACTAAAAGACCTCCCTTTTCGCATTAAAAAAGCACCTAACCCTGTTGGTCGGTGCTCTCTTTGCCATTGTAGATATCCATCTTCTCTTTGAACTCAGCAGTCAAGCTTTGGTATTCTTTTAGCTTTTCAGGTTTTACGTAACCGTTATTGCGCTGTTTAGTAATCCTGTTACGCATGTTCTCTATTTTTTGTTGCATCTTCCTAAGCTCTGGATTGGTTTTGTAAACAATATATTCTGCTTGGCATGAGGGACAGGTGAAGCATGTTGTTTCTACCTCGCCCTCTCTGCTAGTCCTCATATTAGGTTCAAATTCAGCTTTACAAGAGTCACAAATGGTTAACATTATACCTCTTCCTCCTCTGTGCCTTTATCCACAAACTGAATACCTTTGTCCTTGGGATGGGGGTGGTGGTGGTCAAATTCATTGGTAAGGATTTCTTTTGGTATACCCCTAGGAAAAGCTTTGCACTTCCAACCAAACTTACCATAGTACAAGTGCTTGCACAAAAGGCATAAACACGGGGTCAGGATCATTTCTTGTCGTGCCTCCTTAACCAATCCAAAATAGGAGGAGCTACTAAATCATCTTTCCCTTGCATGTAAGCAGAAAATGCTTCTGCAAAGTACTCTTGTTTATTCGTTCTTGCATACTCACCTAGTACAGTTGGCCATCCTTTGTCTTTGGTTTCTGAAACAGCTTCTAACAGCTCATTATCGTCGTCATCATCGTCATCTAAATTATAGTAAACTCGGTGCCCCATTTCATGATAAGCAACTTCCTTAGGAGTATGCGATATCGTCCAGAGATTGCTTTCTCTACCTTCTAATATCTCAATAACCTTTGGATCGGCTTCGATATCTTTTAGCACCTGTATTAATTCTTCTATCGAACGACTATTAGCAGCAAATTCGTCTGACTTTGTCATTCTATCTACAACTTTACTTTCGTCAGTAGCCAATGTTTTAAAGAGAAAATACTCACTCTTAGAGTTAGCTGTACGTGCGTACATTGCAACAACATTACTTTTCCAGCTTACTTTCAGGTTTATCTTCGAAGGATCACCCATATAATTGAATTTTCCAAGGTTAAAACGTTCGTTAACCTCCATGATCGCAGTATTTATATCATTTAGCCCTTCTGCTTTTGAAGTCCGGGTAAAGAGAGCTTTCTCAGTTACGTTATTTTCGCTCCACATTGTAGCTTCTTCTACAGTTTTAGCCTGTGGTTTATTAGCTAGGAAAGAGTCTATTCTCGAAAGAGGTGCTTTAACATCTAACTGCTGGTAGAAGTCTCTGTACCATTTTTGTATATCTGGTTGAGAATTAGAGTTCTTTAGCCAGCTATTTAAACGTTCAATAAACTCTTTTTTGTCCTCTACAACAGGAACAGTAAAGCATAAACAGTTTGGGTGAGGGACAATAGGCTCTTCACCTTTGGGATACACACCAGCACCTAAACCGTACAGGTCAGAATCGGCATAGTCATTGCAGATATCATCCTCAGGGTGGCTAGCTGAGAGCATCCATTTTACCCCTTTGTATGCGGGGTTAACCGCTCCAGCTGTATAAGTCCCTTCTTGGAAGGCTAGAGTCATTTCTGTTCTAGCTAAGCGCAAAGCTTCATAGCTTAATTTTTTAGGTACCCTATAGCCCATTCTTTTCATCATGTTTGGATATGCTTCTGCTAGAGTACCTACTCCGCTTTTTACATATTGTTGCAGGTCTTCTGCTACTTTAACTGCATCCCTGCCGGTAGCTACTGCATCCAGAAGGATTTTCCTGATTGATTGTTCTGCATTATTGCCTAGATTCCAAATGCGTTCTGACAATTTCATACCATGCCTTGTTCTAGCCCAGAGAGCTTCCACAGCTCTAGTATTGACATCCCCAAAGCCTCTTTGTACTTGCATGGCATTAAAGGGCAATCCCGGGCTAGATAAGACGTCTCCCAAGTAAGCTTGGAGAGGATTCATCCCTATTTTTACCGACTCGGCAATACCTTCTCTAAATTTACTTTCTACCCTGCTACTAATCTCTTCAGCTTCTCTTCTAAGGCTCTGCTCTAGTGCTGACATATGGTTTCTGGTCAGAGGGCCTATAGAATCTGGAAGGTTGCGTATATCATTAGCTATCCTTTCGGCAGAGTTAATATATACTTGTTTTAGCTCAAGGTCTTGTTTTAGTCTGAGTTTAAGGAACTCACTCCTAGAGTTGAGAATATGCTGATAAAATTCTTTGCTATTCTCACTCTGTATCCTTTTTATATTCTTCCAAAGCATATCATCTAATCTAGCTTGTTTGGCCATGCTTAAGCACTCCTATCAAGTTCATCCATTTCACTTAAAACTTTATCTAGGAGTTCCTCTTCTTTCTCCGCATATAAGCCATCCTCAAGCCTTGCTCTTTGAAGCTTTCCTTTAAGGATACGGATTTTCTCTCCTGGTACTTCATCATTGTCTGTCTCATATGGTTGCATGGTGTCTATATAGTATCTAAGGTAATTTACCGCTGCTTCGTCACTTATTAGTTCTGCCATCACCGCTTTACTGAGAGCGTTTACAACATTTAATATGGTTTCTGCTACGTCTTTCTCGTCTCTAGGATCAATCTCATCCCAAGTAAGCTTAACATTGTAGCTTGAGTATGCCTTACCGGATGACTTAGCATCCATTGCTAACACCATTTGGGCTAGTTCTTGCCATGAATCAGTGAATTGCTCTCTCTTTCTCTCTACTTTTTTAACGAGTACAGGCATCTGCTCTTTAACACTAGCTTGGCTAGAGGGAGTATGCACACCGAAAGCAAACTCTGGCGTCTCGCTAAAGTCTACAAGGCAATAAAAAAGCAGCTTGAGGATATTCTCAGCTGATCCTATCGAAGAGGTAGGCGCAACAAACTTAAGTTCGTCACCATTACCAAGTAGCCAAAAGTCTTTATTCTGCAGATCGACAGGTCCTTTCTTGGCAAGCTCTTTACCGTTATTGACACCAAAGTTATTCTTTATAAATTCTTCTATTTTATTGATTATAGCTGCTAATTTAGGTGTAGAGTGTAGAGCGTTACCTTGTATCGCCTGAAGCATTACATCGTGATAGGCCTTCATAACAGGTTCAATAGGTTCTAGGTCACTCTGCCCATACTCTGATGTATCGATAACCTCGTTGCGGAAGTGTACGATTGGAATAAAGCCCCATTTGTTTTCCTCTTCAATATCTTCTAAACCAGGTGGCTTCTCTCGGCCTGTAAACTTAATAACACGTCTATCTTTGGTAATGCTTTGGGTAACTGTGTAATTATGCTTATTTCTGTTCTCATCGTACCAATCATACTGGCCTTCGAGGATATACTCTATTGGCCTCCTAGTGAGAGGATCTCTATTGATAATGACTACTTGCTCAGGTGGGATGATATTATAAACCAGCTTTTCTTCACCAACTATAGGCAGGTGAGAGGCCTCTCTGGTTAGCCAAACGAAGCAGTCACCTAACATCATGGCATCTCTGTGTGTTTTCTGCATCTTTGAGACATTCTCTTCAAAAAAGGACTTCAAGAGAGCTTGGGCGTCTTCGTCAGTACACTTAAAACCGGGTACACCCATAAACCCAACTGTGGTATTGATGACTGGCTTAGCGAACCCTGCGCCTAGCTTGTACTTCTGATTAGTGTTATTGTAGAGGTCTCTTGCTAGGCCATAGTCTACTTTGTCGGCTGAATCAAGCTTGTATTCAGCTGTGTTGCCCAGAACTCGTACAGGAGTGTTCCTGCGCAACTTAGACATCTCTCCTGTTGGCCAGTTGAACCACTTACCCATATAACTTCACCCCCCCGAATATATCGAATAAACCGTTTTCTCCTGAACCA